ACAGTATTCAGTATAGGTACGGCAGATTCAGTTTCAGAAGATGGGGATAATTTTATAGCATATTGTTTCCACGATGTAACAGGGTATAGTAAATTTGGGACTTATACAGGGGATGGAAGTACACAATCAATTACTGGTATTGGATTTCAACCTGATTTTATTTTATTCAAGAAAACAACTGCAACTCAAGATTGGCTTATAGTAGATTCTGAGAGAGGTGGACAAAAAGAATTAGTGCCAAGTAACGATACTGCTGAATACACAATGAGTAATGGAGTAAGTTCTTTTGATAGTAATGGTTGGACTATGGGTGCAAATAATGCTTTAAATACTAGTAGTGCTACTTATATATATGCAGCATTTAAAACAAACCAAACTGGCATAATGAGCTGGCTTGTAATTGCAGGTGGTGCTTCTGGTGGTAGAGATGATGATCGTTCAGGAGGAGGAGGTGGAGCTGGTGGTTTAAGAACTTCTTATGGTTCTACATCCGGTGGTGGTGCAGTAGCAGAAAGCGATATAACTTTAGCAGCAGGAACATATACAATTACTGTTGGCGATGGGGGCGCAGCTGTCAGTAGTTCGGACGGATTTGGAAATGATGGAGGAGACTCTTCTATAGCAGCAACAGGATTAACAACCATCGCTTCAACTGGAGGTGGTGGAGGTGGACGGAATCTTGCTGGTAGAGATGGAGGTTCAGGAGGAGGTGGAGCTCACGGTAGTCAAGCTGGTGGTAGCGGAACAGCTAATCAAGGTTTTGATGGTGGGCAAGGAATAGGAGAATCTACTTACAACGGTGGTGGAGGTGGTGGTGCTTCTGCAGCTGGTTCAAATAGTAGTGCAAGTAATGGTGGAAATGGTGGGGCTGGATTAGCAGTATCAATAACAGGTAGTTCGGTAACTTACGCTGGTGGTGGCGGAGGAGGTGGTGGTGGAACCGCTGGCTCTGGAGGTTCTGGTGGAGGTGGAGCTGGTAATACAACAACTGCTACAGCTGGTACAGCAAATACCGGTGGTGGTGGTGGTGGTGCTCAAGGTACATCAGGAGCAGGAGGTTCAGGTGTTGTAATTCTTAGATTATTAACGTCCGAATATTCAGGCTCAACAACAGGTAGCCCTACTGTAACAACATCAGGAAGCGATACAATATTAAAATTTACAGCTAGCGGTACTTATGTTCACTCATAAATTAAATAATAAGTTAAATTAAATTAAATAAAAATGAATAAAAAAACAAAGAAAATAACAGACAAAGAGCTTGAAGATTTACAAGCTAAAATAAGCATTCTTACTGATTTACAATATAAGGTAGGTGCCTCCGAGATAGAAAAAAATAATTTACTACAATCCTATAACGTAGCTAAACTAAATCTGCGTGATATACAAGTAGAATTAAAAGATACGTACGGGCATGTTAGTATAAATGTAAAGGATGGGGTTCTTACAGAAATAAAAGAGGCAGATGAGCAAACTGATAAGAAAGATTAGTGTTGGTAAGGACTATAAAAATGATGCAATGCATTATGCTGTAGGCCAAGAAGTTTATGGAGGGCATATAATATGTGATATATTAGAAGATGAGTTAAAGTTTTCTATATTTATCAAAAAAAATAATGATGTTCTACCTTGGAAAGACTTTAATAAGAACATGGCTATATCAGTGGAGTATAACCTTGAATATTAATGAAACCATTACATTCTTATTTAATAAAGCCTAAAAACAATAGATACGACAATATTAAGAAAATAGGTGATGAAGAACTTATACTTAATACAGAATTTAGTAATCATCTTTTTGTAAGTCGTAGTGCTATAGTATTAGAAACCCCCTCATTATTTAAATCTAATATAGAAAAAGGTGATGAAGTAATAGTTCATCATAATATCTTTAGAAGATGGAATGATGTTAAAGGGAATGAAAGAAATAGTAAAGATTATTTTAAAAATGATAAATATTTCTGTTACCCAGATCAAATATTCTTATATAAAAAAGATAATAATTGGAAGGCAGCTGATGGCTATTGTTTTGTAAAGCCTTTAAAGAATGATAATGAATATTCTATTGATAAGGAAAAATCTTTACAGGGCATTATAAAATATAAAGATAATAGTGATTTTATAAATATAGGTGATAAAGTAGGTTTTACACCTTGGAGCGAGTATGAGTTTATTATAAACGAAGAAAGACTATATAGAGTCATGACAAAAGAAATTTCAATTAAATATGGACGTGAAAAAAAAGAAGCTGAATATAATCCAAGCTGGTTATAAGGCTGTAGACGAATTAGTAAAAGTAGCGGAAGAAGCTATAGTACAAACAGAAGATGATATATCTGCTGATAGACTAAAGAATGCAGCGGCAACAAAAAAGCTAGCTATATTTGATGCTTTTGAAATTCTTACTAGAATAGAAAATGAGAAAAATCTTCTTGAAAATAAACCTATAGAAGATAAAAAAGAATCATTCAGTGGTTTTGCTGAAAAAAGATCTAAGTAATGGCTTACGAACAAACTTTATATAAGGTAATTGAACCTATTAAAAGGACTGTAATACACAGACTTAATAAATCTAAATCATGGGAATATGGTTATAATAAAGAACATGATGTAATAGTAATAAGTAGGACAGGAAAGATCGGTGAAATATATGAAATTCAAAATCTAAAAGTGGCATTGCCTCTCGTGGAAGATGTGTATAGCAAAAGCGATAAATGGGAATCACATGAGTTACCAAAGGATTTTAGAAGAATTCAAACAATATTTGATTGGGAGGCACACCCAAAAGAATTTAAAGAAAAATGGTATGAATACATTGATAAAGAATTTACTAAACGCGAAGAAGGGTTTTGGTTTCGTAACAAGGGCAGTGATGTTTATATTACTGGTACTCATTATATGTACTTGCAGTGGTCCAAGATTGATGTTGGGAAGCCAGACTTTCGAGAAGCAAACAGATTATTCTTTATATTTTGGGAGGCATGCAAGGCAGATACGAGATGCTACGGAATTTGCTACCTTAAAAATAGACGGTCTGGATTTAGCTTCATGTCAAGCTCTGAGACAGTTAACCAAGCAACTATATCTTCCGACGCTAGATTCGGAGTTTTATCGAAAACTGGTAGCGATGCAAAGAAGATGTTTACCGACAAGGTGGTACCAATATCCACACACTATCCCTTCTTCTTCAAACCAATACAGGACGGAATGGACCGCCCCAAGACAGAGTTGGCCTACCGTGTCCCAGCATCCAAACTCACAAGAAAGTCCATCACCAGTACAACCAAGTCCCAAGAGCTCGAAGGCCTCGATACAACAATAGATTGGAAGAACACAGGGGATAACTCTTATGATGGTGAAAAGTTAAAATTATTAGTTCACGATGAATCTGGTAAATGGGAAAAACCTGATAATATATTAAATAACTGGCGTGTTACAAAAACAACATTAAGATTAGGAAGTAGAATAATAGGAAAATGTATGATGGGGTCTACTTCAAATGCCTTAGACAAAGGTGGAGATAACTTTAAAAAATTATACTATGCATCAGACGTTACAAAAAGAAACCGCAATGGACAGACTGGCTCTGGATTATATAGTTTGTTCGTACCTATGGAATGGAACTACGAGGGATTCATTGATTCTTATGGACTACCTGTTTTCGAAACACCGGGGGAAGCAACTGAAGGACCTCAAGGAGATAAAATCGATATTGGAGTTATAGAACATTGGGAAAATGAAGCAGCTGGTTTTAAAGATGATCCAGATGCATTAAATGAACTTTATAGGCAATTTCCAAGAACAGAGGAACATGCTTTCAGGGACGAAACAAAAAATAGTATATTTAATTTACAAAAAATATACGAACAAATAGATTACAATGAAAATGCTAAATCTTCAGGTCTTATTTCAAGGGGTAATTTTCAATGGGAAAATGGGGTAAAAGACTCAAGGGTTATTTTTATGCCAAATACTAAAGGAAGATTTAATATATCATGGGTACCAAGTTTAAATTTACAAAATAGTGTAATACTTAAAAATGGAAGGAAGACGCCGGGCAATGAACAC